AGCGGGTAGCCCCCGCCCGCCACGGTCCCGCCCGCCTGTATCTCCAGGCTATTCGCGCCATCCGAGGCCGTGAACGTGATGGTGTCGCCGTTGAGGACAACCGCATCATCGCCATTACCAGGGGCCACCCCCCCGGCCCATGAGGCGTTCGCGTTAAAGTTCCCCCCGCCCGTGCCGTTGCTATTGATGACAAGGCCCAAAAAGAACGGTATCGGAAAGGGCAGCAGGTAGTATGAAGCTACGGTCAAAATGAGCAATATCAGTATTATGCATATTCGTTTTGTGTCCCACTTGACATGCCACCCGGACCTATTACGATAATAGCCCTTGGCGAAAGGGCGCAGGTATGCAGGGAGCTTTATCGACCTCTGCCGTATACCACACGCTGCTTTTGCCATCTCGTCAAAAAAGGGCCTTAGATTGAGCCGGAAGGGTTTCGAGGTCTTTGGAGCGTAATTGTCGGAATAGAAATAAATACCCCAAATCAATACGATTAGCAGGCAGCCGGGCGATGACTCCTTCAGGGAGGCGCTCCTGTCAAAAGTCATATCCCGGCCTTTCATCATGATTACCTGCCTACGAGTTATCTACCCGCATGAGCTGTATATCGACCATATTGTAGTTCCTTGCCCCGCGAAGCTTCGACACCCTCAAGGCCGTGGAGCCGCTGTGCATGACGTTCATGGATGCCCCCAATTCAGTGGCATAATCCCCGGTCAATGTCATGGTGATGGTGTTCGAGACAAAGCGGTTCTTGAATATTGACCTTAATGTGGCTATGTCAGCCGGAGCTCCGGGGCCTCTGAGTATTCCGATTATCTGATAGATGTCCTCCCCGATGTATGACACCATGCTCCTGGGGCCTATCTTGGTTCCGCTTCGCTTGCTAAATATACTGTTCGGGTTCCCATACGTATACTTGATGTCCAACCCCTCCCCTGGGAACGTCACCTCGTACGTCGAATAGGCCAGCTTGCACATGCCCACGCCGCCATCGCCGCCATGACATTCCCATACTACCGTGTTATCGAGATAGTTCGCGCCCTTGGTCGTCGGCCATGTCGGTTCTGCCCCGCCGCTTGTCCCGGCATGAGTGCATACGTACCAGTTCGTCCCTATGGTCGTGGGTACTACGATATGCCCCACCGTATATGCCGTTGCCGCTTTCCATTCGCTCGCCATCAGTACATCCCACCCCTCGCCGCGAGATCGGTTCCGTCCCGGTCGCTCAGCGCCCTGTTCAGCTTCCGGCCATCGAGGTAGATATTGACCTCCCGCCCTCTGTCCATCCCGGACAGCTTCATGGCGTTTATGAAAGCGTCCTGCATGGTCTGAAGTGTAAAGACCGCCTCGCCAGCATGGACCTCTGCCACGCCGGACTTCTTGATTATACCTTCGGTTCTTAGGCTCGGTATCTTCGGTATTTCCGGGCTCCAGGACTTGCCGCCATAGACCGGGACCCAGTCTGGTATGGATATGTCAAGTTCGTTAATGCTGTCGATGGCATCATTAAAGACGTCGATTATGATGTTCGCTATCCCCTTCAGTGCGGCCCCCAGGGTGTCTATTATCGAAATCATCGCATCGACCATGGTTTTCATAGTGTCCTTGGCATACCCCCAGGCAGCGCCCCAGTCGCCTCTGAGCAGGGCCAGGATTATCTTGATGTTGTTCATTACGAACGTGCCGTATGTCTCGAAGATGGTCTTTATGATGTCCCAGGCCGCCTTTATGACCTCGGTGATGATTTTAAATGTCACCTCGACCTTTGTACGTATGCCGCCAAAGTCATCGTCCCATAGCTTCTTTATCACGCCCAGGCCCAAGCGGATTATGGACGTTACCGCATCTATTACGCTCTTGACGTTCTTGGACCAGAAGTCGAACGTCTTTCCCGCCTCTTTCATTATCTCTGCTATATCATCACCGAAGTTCTTCTGGAACCAATCCTGGAAGGCGGTTATTATCCCCTCAATGGTCGCCACCACGCCAAGGACGATGTCCCGTATGCCAAGCCAGTTGTCAGTCCAGGCGTAGTACAATAAAGCGATGATGAGTATCAGGGGTATAAGTACCTGCGCCAGTCCCACCAGTATCCCCACAACGATAAGCATGGCCTCGCCAGCGACGGCAAAGGCTATCACCAAGGGTATTATCACAGCCAGCAATCCGGCCAGGACCGCTATCACAATGACGGACCATGTTATGGTCGCCTGGAGCCATGGGGGTAGTCCAGAGAATGAATCCGCGAGGTTGTATATGGCATCCACAATGGGCTGCATGGCAGGTCTTAGAACCTCGTCCATAAGGTAGGCTAATTCTTGTATCATAAAAGACAGGCCGCTGAACAGCTCTTGGAGTATGGGCATCTGGGATAGCAGAGCGAAGGCCGTAGCCGATATGCCAGCCGTAACGATTGCCATCGCCCCGCCGAACTTGGTTGCGAACTCTGACAGGGCTTTGGCGTTGGCGTTGGCCTTTTTCTCGCCTTCCTCCATCTGCTTCTGCGCCTTCTTCAGGCTGCCTATCGCCTTGTCCACGCCTACCGCTTCAACGAGTATGGCGAGCTCTCCAAGCTTGTCTGCTGCCATGTTACTCCGGCATTTCGCCCTCTGTCTGGGGCATCTTGCTTTTCACGCTCGATGCTTGAGCGTTGATGTATCCTATTGTAAATTCGCGTTCGTACCTATTCGTCATCTGAAAGAGGGTCCTCGGCGTCATCCGGTAGAACTCGCAGAGGGCCCCCAGGGTTCTTCCTTCGGGACTTTTGGCGAAATCTGGCGGTCTGCTTACAGAGGACCTCGTAAGGTTGCAGGAGAACGGATATTATGTCCATAAGGTCCACAAGGTCCCGCTGCCGGAAGAACGTCCTCCAGGTCTTGGGCTTGTCCCATATCCGGCCATCCTCGTGTACGACCAGGGACGCCGCCAGGTTTATGGCAGACTCGATGGCCGCCGAGTAGTCGCCGACCTCGCCCTTCTTGGCCTTGTATCCGATGTCGGTCAGCTTCGCCAAAAGTTCCTCTTGCTCCCCGGTCAGCTCCGCGTAGACCATGAGCTGTATCTTCCCCGGCAATACCACCGGGGCCTTTCGCCTCTCCTTCCGCACCGTGGCGGTCAAGAGGTCCTTCAGCTCATCGTTCAAGTCGGTCTGTTCTTCTTCCTCCGCTTCTATCCGGGCCTGTTCCTCTTTCATTGCCTTGTTATGTTTCCAGACGTTGGCCTTGGCTTCATCCAAGGCACTCAGTTTCTTTTTTGTCTTTTGCATAGTTGCGCCTCCAACTTATTATCAAGTGAGCGTTTATACGGCTTCGACAGCCGTGACGTCATCGCCCTCGCCGGACAGTTCCCACTCGACCCACTCGCCATACGTCCCTACGAGCATGGGCAAATCCGGGAACACGACGTTCTTGGCCGTGACCGTGTACGCCTTCCCGTTCTGGTCGTTGCATACCGCCACGACGTCGAACAGGGACACCTGGTCCGAGTCCTCAGTGCCGGACAGCGTGCCAGTGCCGGACGTCCATTTGGAATGCGTCGGGCTCACGATGTCGGCCAGGAGCTGGAGCTGCATGGACCGGACAGTGCCTTTCACCTTCACTCGTATCTTCTTTCTGGCAATGCCCTGCCTCAATACCGAGCCGCAGCCTTCGAGGTCTACGTGCTCAGCTACGAACCTTATCTCCACGCCCTGCAATACTCCGACCGTGATGGACGTGCCGCCGTCCTGCTTGAAATCGATGGTCGCCGTTTTTCCGTAGAAGTACTTCCTTGGTGTTCCTGCCATGTTGTTCACCTTCGTTCATTATATTTTGGATATTGACTTATACCTCCAATCTGTTGAGCTTTAATTTTATCTCGGCCATGAACACGAACGAGTCCTCATGGTCATGACGGTAAACGTTCACGCTGTCGAGTTCCCCGCCGAAGTTAAGCCCTGCGATATTTTGGGCTTCGAGGTGGTCCTCCACTTCGTTCATGAGGGCTTCCACATCGTCGAGGCAGTCGTAGTCATCCGTGAACTTGGGATCGTATTTGAGATAGATAAGCGAAACGTCGAAATGCCAGTTCCTTGCGCCGTCCACGTCTGCGGTCGCGCCGTTGAACTGTATGGATACCGCAGGCTTGTCTATGGCGAAGAACTCGCCCTCGGAAATGGGGCCAAAGAACACCTTCCAGGCCGCATGATTCCCCTCGATGTCGGTCTTGAGGTCGTCCAGGATGTCGGTGACGAAGCCGGTATAAACGGTAGTGACCATTACAGCTTCGCCTCCTTCTTGAGCTTGTTCCATTGCGCTTTAAATTCCGCTTTCGTCCGCTTATGGAAAGGATTTGGAATGGGGCCTTTGGTCCTTACCTTGTTCCAGACCTGGACCGCACGCCTCGGGACGTTCTTCCTCTTGCGCCAGAGCCGTATCCAGTCCAGCCTCGCAGACGGGTCCGGGGTCCCCTCAGCTAACATCCGCGCACGCTTGAGGTTGGTCCCTACTATCACATGGTCGTAATCGGTAGATAGGATATAGATGGAGTTGTTCAATCCCCCAAGGTCGTGTGCGCCCTGTCTCCCACCCTTGCCATCGGCCCTCTTGTCAGACTGTCGCTTGAACATCGTCTGTAATTCGGCCCCTGTAGTAGCGAAAAATATACGCATGGACTTCTTGAGGTCGTCGGGGTTGTAGCCCTCTTTATATATGATGTCGGGCTTGAGGCCGAATGAGATTGTGGTCATACTATCGCGCTGCTCCCCGGACTCTTCCACAGGTCCAGCTTCTTTCTCAGGTATTCGGGTATCTCGTAGCGCATTATCATCTGTAAATCCTCGGGGGTCGTGGCCTTGACCCTCACACCTACTTCATCCTTCATGGCCCGCTTGAGCCAGTCGTCCACTATGAAGATGCATATCTGGTTTATCTCCCCCGGTATGGTGGCATAGCCCCAGGTATACTTCACCCGCACGTCCTCATACCCTCTCCAGAACGTCGCCCTTGCCCTCTGCCACTGAGTCGAGTACGGGGCCGGTATAAGGTATTGGACCCTTCGCCCGAGGTCCTGAGCGCCGAAGCCCACCTTCGTTAAATGGCTTATGGGACACATGGGTATGGGTCCGTATTCGGGGAAGTTCTTGAAAGTGTAATTGGTGGATGTTTCCGTGGACCACGTACCGGAGGGGTTGCTCCTGGTCTCGACGGATGTTATACTTATTACCGGGCCTTTTATTCGCATGGTCCTGGCGTTCTGAGGCCCTACGGAATACGTCACCCCGGTCGCGGTGTCGTCATGGTTGGCCCAATCCCGGCCCCCGCAATAGTTCTCCATCGCTCTGGAGGCGAACCCGGCAAGCAGGGCAACAAAGGTGTCGAACTGTCCGGTCGTAAGCGTACGGAACTCAGAATACGTTACCCTCGTAAAAGCCTTTATTTGAGTCGCCGTCGCATAGTCCGTCACTTATCACGCCTCCAAAAAAGAAAACAAAGGGGGGCCAAAAGAGGAGGCCCCCCGGTTGGTTTTGCTTAGTCGTCGGGGATGCCGACGATTATGTAGTCGAACTCCAGCGACAGGGTCAGATACAACCCTGGGGCGGCGTTTGCGACCGCATAGATGGTCATCCCGGTCGTGCTGTAGGTCGTGATGTGGTAGTTGGCGTAGGCGCTTGCGCCGCCCGCGCTCAAGGTCCACATCGGTATCCCGCAGACTATGTACGGGATTGCGTTCCACGTCGGCGAGAACGTGACAGCCGTGGTCCCGGTCGTGCCTACGCCGGTTATGGTCACTATCGCGTAACCATAATAGATGGCGCAGCCCTTGGGGTTGCCCCGGTGTCCGAGTGCTCTGTATTCGGTCATTTATCGCACTCTCCTTACGCTATCGTGTGGATTCTGCCGCAGTGTGCAACTCCCGAGCTTATCAGCGTGCCGAACATATCGCTGGCCATGTCCTCGAACGGACCGACCTTGGCGAGGGGCTTCAGGGTGGCGTCCTGGACCATCGCAAGGGCATGGTCGGACAGGTCGATGAAGTTCACTTCGCGTATGCCTGCCGTTGTCGGGCTGCCGTAGGACTGGAATATCTTCACGCCGTCCAGTACCACGCACCTGCTCCGGATGTTGATGTTGTTCGGGGCATCGAGCGCGACGAAGTTCTTCAGGGGGTTCTCGGTCCTGGTGTAGTCCTGGAGGTCGTTCTTGATGCTGGTGAGGGTCGCCCTGTCGGTGAGGCCGATGACGGTGTCGAGGTTCGCGCCGTTGGACTCAAGGGTGTCTATCGCTTCCCTCAGGTCGTCGGGTGCGGAGAGAGCGACTCCGGCCATGTCCTTGACGTAGCCGAAGTCGGCGTATGCGGACCAGTTGTATATGCCAGCGAAGCCGTTGGCATTGCCGCTGAACCCGCCGCCGGTGTGCGTTCCCTGGATTATCTGGGTCTCCAGATACCTGTGGAGCGCCTGCATCTCGGCCTCGGCAGTGGACTGTCGGGGGTTGTTGATGGACGGGCCGACCAAAGACATCAGCTCGTCTATCTTGTTGCCCCTGCCCCAGCCCTTCACGCCGAAGGTGTAGTGGGCCAGAGTGCCGCCGTGGTATATGTCGTCGGCGTAGGAGTATGTCGCATCGCCAGCCGCGATGTTCGCAGCCGCGCCGATGGAGGTCAGAGGTGTGGTCTGGACCTCGTCCTTGTCCGTTGTGATCCTGGGCAGAAGGGTCGCCGCCGGGAGTGCGCCCTTGTTCACGATGGGGGTTCCCCTTACCGCGAACACGGGTATGTTCCAAGCAGAGGCCAGGAGGGTCTTGCGGCCTACCTGCCTGTAGTTCCAGAGTGCTTCCTCGATGGGGTAGCCGTTGCCGACGTCCTCAACGAAAGCGTCGATGGCGGGCTGTATCTCCTTCTGCATCTTGGCGCAGAGGTTCACGCCGCCGTCTATGAGCGCTCCGGTGGGGTCCCAGTAGCAGGTGTTGGGCTTGAGGCCCATGAAGGACCTCTTGAACAACTGCTCGGCCTTCGTACCGAGCTTCCTGCCTCCGAACTCCGTCATCTTCTCGCTGACGCGATGGGCAAAGTCCTGGACCTTGCCGCCTATCTTTCTTGCTATGGGCTTCATGTCTATTTCACCTCGACTGTGAGGTTGGACTTGTATCCGGTGATGGAGCTCTTGAGGCTCTTCGCGGATGGGGCCTCGCTGGACTTGGCCGTCCTCTGAAGGACCGGGCGCTGCTCGAGCTGCTTGTCGTCCAAGGACTTCTCCTCGGGTTCCTCGTCCTCGGCATCTTCCTCATCTTCCGGTTCCTCGGTCTTGGCCTTGGGCTTCTTCTTCTTTTCCTCGGACTTCTTGGGCTCCTTGTCCTCTTCCTCGTCCTCGGGCTTCTTGTCCTCATCATCGGCCTTCTCGTCCTTCTGGGTCATCTTCTCCAGGAGGGCCTTGATGCCATCACCGACTGGGGTGAACGCATCCGTCAGGGCCTTGTTGTTCGCCGCGAGAGCGTCGGTCATCGCCTTGACGTTCGTCTCATTGGACTTCTTGAACGCCTCGGATATGGTCGTCGCATTCGCGTCGAGCAGGGCCTTGAGTTCTTTCTTCTCGTCCTCGTTCATTGTATTTGTCTCCTTTTCTTTTTCAAGCTCCTCCTTAGAGGGTGCTGGATTGTTACTCTTTTGGCTCTTGTTGATTGGTATGGCCGACCAGTATCCGGCTATGGAAAAGCCTTTTCTCTTTCCGGCCTTAATATCTTCCCATTCCTTGGGGTCCATGACCTTGAGGCCCGTTACCCATGTCCCGGCTGGGTATTCCTGGGTCCCGCCGTTCATGAGCTCGTACGTGGTGGCCTTCTCAAGTATCCAGTTAAAGACCGGGTAGCCCTTGCCATCCTTGAAGTCATGCTGGTCGTCCACCTTGCGGTGTTCCATGTACTTGATGGCGGCTTTGTAAATCTCCGCTGCTGACAGTGCCTCGCCGTTGCCGTCCTTGACGTCGGGTATGAGTGCTACACCTTTGACTATGAAGTTCTTCTCGTCCAGCTCGGACTTGATGAACATGCCCCTTGTGGACTTCTCATCGTAGGACTTGCACTTCATCTGCCGGTTGTGAGTATCTTTCGTGTCGCAGAAAAGTTTACCATCCTTGTCCTTGGACTTTAAGAACTGGCTATTGACAGCCGGGGAGTCCACAATGCTCATGAACTCGACGTCCAGGCCATAGATGATTTTATCCCCGTTGCCCATGTCATCGCCCTTGGCCCGGCTCTCTATGTACGCGCAGAGGGCCGCAGGGTCGTCTACGTGGGGGTCCTTGGCGAAATGGGCTTGACATGCCTCGAAGTTCTCAAAAGGGCCTATCGGGATTTAAATCACCTTTTATATGTATATACTATTATTGGTATTTCAATTTTTCCGTTTTTTCGATATATCGGTCTTATTTTCCTTTCAGATTGCGCTTTACCATGCCGCCGTAGACCTCCACGCCCAACAGCGCCGTCGCCAGTCCGAAGAAGTAGTACAGCCATGAGCCGTCGTAGATAATCGCCAGAGCGAGGCAGCCGCCCAGGGCCAGCATCTTCACCGCCCATGTCCCGACCATCTCGATGCATTCCTTGATGTGGTTGTCCTCGTCCTCCTTGCTCTTTCTCTCCCTTGGCTTCTCGTAGAACGGTATGTTCTTTTTCACTTTCTGTTTGGGGGTGTATGGCTTAGGTGGGTATGTCAATTTTTATTCCTCCATGTATTCCAGGAACGCCATCATCGCGTTCACGCCCGAGCCGCCTGGTGTGGCCGGGAACCAGTCAAGGGTGTGTCCTCCGTTTGTCGAGAACGTGGGGAGGATCGGTTTGTATGCCGCGTCCGAGCCGCTTGCATCGCTGTCCTTGACGTATAGCCTTGTAAGGCTGGTCTTTACAGCGGGTGCGGTCATCTTGAAATTAAAGTAAGTTCCAGGTGTGTCGCTGATGATGGAAAGAAGTTGCCCGGCTGCTCCCGCAAGGGTCACGGCCCCGGTGAACTGCTGAGTAGTACCCGCCTCTATGGTGAGGGTCCTTGCCACGGCTACGGACTTGGTGAACGCCGCCCAATTATTATCGCCGTTGATGGCCTGGTCGGTCCCATTGAAGATTGTGGCCCCGGCTATTGCGAACGTCCCGCCGGTCCTGTCCCATGTCGCGCCGCCGAAAGTGAGGGTCTTACCCGCCGTCGGGCCTGTGCATGTCCCTGCGGATTGGGTGAAGCCCGTCGTTATCTCGACATTGTACGCCCCCGAGGTCCAGGTGGCCGCCCCGTCCATGGTGAACGTGGCGAGTACGATGTCCTTGCTGAGCGTGATAGTACCCGTATACTCATCGCCGATGTTGATATTTCCTGCGGTATTCTGTATGTCCCAGGTGCAGTCCTTCTGGCTGGCTACGTCGAACAGTACCGATGATGTGACCCCGGGCGCTGCGTTCCCTTCCCAGTTATTTGCCGTTGAAGCCAGAGCATCCGCGCCGCCTCCGTCCCATACGAATACGCTTGCCCCGCCAAACTCCCAGTTCGTGTTCGTCCCTGCATCGGTGGAGAAAGCCGCTTCTGCCTCCCTGCCCGCCGAGGCGTCGGACTGGTCCACGTTGAGGTATGCGAAATCGTAAGTGGCTGTAGCGTCTATGTCAAAGAGCCAATCACTCGCATTGGTGCTGTCGAGTATCATCAAGAACCCGGCTGCGCCGTTGAAGTTGCAATAACCCCCGGCGTCTATGCTCTGGGTCTTGGCCCCCTCGAACTTGAAAGTGGGTGCGCTGCCAAGGCTTATGAGCAGGTCGTTCCAGAGATTGTTTCCGTATATCTCCCCGCCCGTCGCGCTCGTGAACGTGACCGTGCCGCCGGAGTGCGTGAACGTCCCGAGGTTCGTCCATGACACGCCAAGGACCGCGCCGGTGATGGTCGTCAAGGCCGTGGTAGCCGTGTACACGCCCGTGGCAGAGATGGACATTATCTTCGTAGTGATGGCCGAGCCGTTGCCGGTCAGAGAGCCGAACAGGTTGATGTTGTCCGCGCATGTGAGGGCGTAGTTGGTCGCCGTCGTGGACAGCGTCGTCCCGGCATCGGTCTGCACGTCGTAGAACTGCGTACTGTCATTTCCAAGGGTCGTTACGCCCACCCTGTTGAAGTCCATCCAAGAAGATGAGTGCGTATATACTGTTGGGGTGTTCCAGACGCTGCCGCCGAAGTAGAGTATCCCCGGCGATGTGGGGGCTATCAGCGTCCCTGCGGATGCGAGCATGGAGCCGTCAAGGTCAAGGTTGAAGTTGGTCGCCGCCGAGCCAAGGGTGGCCCCGGCGTTTATGGTCGTCGTGCCCGTGACCGCTTTCGTGCCCGTGGATGTGGTCAATGCTCCACTTGCTCCACCGCCTACTACGAGGTTCCCGGTGGCCGTGAAGTTGTAAGTCGAAGTCGCCAAGGTCGCGCCGTCGCCTACTATCACATGGTAGAACTGTATACTGTTGTTCTGCAAGGTCGAAGTTCCCGCAAGGTCGAAGGTTATGGTCCCTGTCGGCATGGTAAGCGTCGTAGGCGTGTTAAATGCCGCCCCTGAAAACGTCCATGTCGCTCCAGATGGGGCTATGAGCGTTCCCGCGCTTGCGAGTAGGCTTCCGTCCATGTTCAGCGTGTATCCCGTCGCTGCCGTGCCCATGCTTGCCCCAGCCGCTATCGTGGTCGTACCGTCTATGTGTATCGTGCCTACGCCTGTAGTCATAGAGCCGCTTACGCCTGCGCCTACTATGAGGTTGCCTGAGAGATTGGAAGTAGCAGTCATGTTCGAGTACAAGCCGCCGTCTGCGATAGTTACCGCTGCTGCCGTGATTGTCGAGCCGTTGCACGTCAGAGTACCGCTGATGCTTGTCGCGCCTGTGACGGTGAGGTTGATACTAATGCCTGCATATACCGTATCTAATACACCCTGTGTTATTGTGAATAACGCCCCTACGGTGTAGGTAGTTATTGAATGTCGTAGGGATATGGTTCGAGGGGTGTTGATTGTGAGATTATTGAAAGCCCATGATGCACCACGAATGAAACTATCGCTTACGTTTTCTGTTATTACTACCGTGCCGCCGCCATGTGCTACCACGCTAGTTTGTCGGAGTGTGTGCGATGAAAACGCGCTCGTGAATGTGGTTATCCCACTCGTGAGGGTGACACTTGCCGTTCCCGCCGTCAATGAGCCGATAGTGTGGTTTGCGCCCGTACCGCCCGTGAAGGTAGAACCTATGTTAGTTGTGAGGGCATAATCTGTTGTGAACGCACTACCGATGGAGATTGTTGAGGCATTGCATGTCATAACCCCACTCACGCCAGCCCCGATAACCACAGCGGCAGCGGCGGTGAAAGCGAAATTGCTGGCAGCTGATGTATCTAATGTCGTTCCGTCGCTCACCGTCACATCATAGAAACTCGTAGCATTAGAGCCGAGTGTCGTTGTGCCTGCCTTATCGAATAAAACAAGAGATGAACTGTTATTGAAAGTCCCTGAAGATTGAGTAAACGTAGTAGATGCACAGGTGAAAGCCCCCGTCGCTGAAGGAGCCGTATGCGTCCCGCCAGACAAGGTGTAGTTGGCGTTCACGTCCAAGGTATGCGCCGTGTTGCTCCCGAACACCCCTGCCGTGGCTATAGTGATGTCGCCGTCGGCCTGCCACTTCCCAGTAGTGAACGTAACCGTACCGTCAGTAATACTCCCCGCCCCATCATGCTCAAGAGTATAACTTACAACCGCAACAGTAGCGACGCAATC